CTTTCGTGTTTAATGTAACTCTCGAGTCTCCTGTTTGAGCTCCGTAGTCAGGAACGATACGACTAATACGCATCATAAATTCTCCTTCTCCTTGTTCTCCTTCAGGTCCTCCAAGATCATAGTCTCCGGATTCAATATAAGCGGCAATCGCATTCGTGGATCCTGTCGTAAAAACTTCATCGGTTCCTTTTTCTTGTTCCCAATAATAGCTGGCTCCATTCGAAATGCCTACGACCGTAGGATTGGTGGGAGCCACTGCACTCTTGAATTCAGTTGCATGCGGCTTGGTAAAGACACCTTCAATACTCCAAGTTGTACGAGCTAAAGAAGAAGTCGTCCAGATCGGTTTATCGGGTGTAGATTCTAAATAATTATAAGTCACCGATCGGTCAACATAACTGGATCCACTGCTTGGATAAAACCAAGTGATCTCTCCAAATAAAGCGTTAACGGCTACATGGATCTGTTGGTTGGCATTTGCATTAATGTCTTCGAACACATAGTCTTCGACTAAACAGGGCATCGTATGAACACGACCTCCATCAAATTTATAAAATCCAGTGGGTCCCATCCAATAGGCAATTCCATCAACTTCCGCAGCTGCGTGTTGACTCGACATTCCACAGTTGGTTCCAACTTGCGTAAAACCAAAGGTAAAAGGCTGGCCGATAAACTTCATGGTATACATGGCTGTATCCGACCAAATATAGACGGCACTTTTTCCTACAATAGCACCTAGTAATTTAGAACCATCCGTCAGTCGTTGACTACCGGCTGTGTTCGTAGCGGTTGGAGTCCAGACCGTTGTAGATTCCTGATTAGACCACCGGACAAACATATCATCTTGACTCGCGGCGGTTTGCAAAGTGGTTTCTGTTCCGACACAAATTAAATGACGATCAGGAGTTGAAAGAACCATGTCTCTTGAAGCGGTTGGAACTTCTGAACCTGATACTAAAACCGCTCGGACACTTAAATTAGGAATGGAAGGTGTCCATTGAAATATTTTCTTATTATGAATTAAAGCCAATAGGTTTTCGCCATAATTTATAAGCCTCCATTGAGCGGGTTCAATAACAATATTAGAAGAAGTACTGGCACTGCCCCATCCGACATAGGTGGTAGCATCGTAAGTAGTGACTCCATTAGAATGAGCTGCCGTTGAGGTTCCGTTGGTTCCCCGTGTAATTCCGTTTAAAGTATTGCTGGTAATTCCTGTATAGGTAATTAGTTCGCTTTCTACTAAAATCGTTCCAGAAGAAGTAAAAGAAGTGGCATCTGTTAAAACAATATCCGTTCCGGATCCTCCGGTTCCATAAGTATCATTCAGTAATGCTCCATTTAAAGTAGTAGAAACCGTTGGCGTAGTGGTTCCACCGAAAGTATTGGTACCAAAACCATATCCATATGTTTGAATAAGAGGACCAATTTTATAATAAAAATCAACCGTTGAGGTTCCTCCAGAATTTGTTCCTGTCGCTGCAGATCCCATCGTGACTTCAAGGGTTGTGGCAGTCGGTGCATCGCTCACTTCAAAGAGTATATCTTCAAAATCGGAATCACTAAAACCTGTTCCCGTTGGAACGGTTACAGAATCTAATAAAATAATATCTCCAGCTTCTGCGTCATGAGCTGTAGAAGTTGTCAGAGTGACCGTGGTTGAAGTATCGGTCATACTGAAAGTAACACCCGTTTGCTGACGTGTTGTATCTAAAGGAGTGATATCATAAACCTCTCCTTCAAAATAAATGTAAAGACATTTATTGGTTCCAATAGCGGCATACTTGTTGCCTGCTAAATCGACCCAGGTGTGTTGATCACGACCAGCGCCTATGAGATTAGAACTAACAAGTTGTTCCCAGCCTCCAATTTTTTCAGGAAAGCCATAACGAAAACGAGTGTAATCTGCATTAACCCATTTACCTTCTGCTCCTGTGTCGGAAGATTGTTTATCTAATCCTGGTACTAGTCTGATTTTTTGTAGCATACGAAATCCGTTTCCGGTTAAAATATACTAGATTGTGGTAGGAATCAACTGTCTTTAAAAGCTCTAATTATCTCGTTGGCTTCCAAGATTTTTGATTCGTAATGTTTGCTTAATGATTCAATTCTTGTTTTCATCAACAAGATTATGGTTTAGGATGTGCGTCTTTTACAGCTTGAACTGCATCTTCCCAAGTAGTCGTGCCATCTTTTTTATCGTGGAACAACATATCTAACTGGTCGCCAATATCAGGATAGACATTAGTTCCGTTTAGTTTGGTTCTATTTCTTTGATATTGTTTAGCGTCATAATCAGCTTGAAGTTCTGCTTGTTTTGCTAAAATATCTTCGTTAGAAATAACTGGCGTACCATTTTCCCATCTTATTTTATCAACGCCATCTCCTTCAATACAAACTTGTGCGTCAGGATTGATTGCTAAAATTGCATTTATTATAGTTGTCATATTATGCTCCTATCTCGATTAATTGAAGCGAAGTTGATGTTCTTGCAGTAGAAGCACTATCGGAGTCATTATAACTTGAGCCAAGAACAATAGGATAACTGGTATTTCCTGTTCTGCTTTGTAGTTTGTATGTCAGGACATTAGTTAAGGTATAACTTGGTGTATGTAAGTACCTCCAAGTGCAAAATGCATTATTGTAGTCTCCGTACGAAAAATGACAGGCTTGACGACTACCTGATGCAGTTCCTTGACCTGGCACGTCATTATATCCTCCACCATCAATGTCAAACAGAAATTTAAAACGCCCATAATTTTGACTACCCCCCGACCCCGCCGAAAAAGATAATAATATTTTTGAACTAGCCGCAGTCGGTGTGATTGCTTGTGATACACTACCAAAGTCACCCCAACTTGTAGCATTACGAGATGTATGGGTTGGTGTTATATATTCAACCACTTGCAAAAGTTTTCCACCACCACCTGCCGACGCAATTACGCCGGAAGCTCTAGCTGTATTATCTCCTACTGATCCACTCATAATTTTTTATCTCCTATTACAGTGTTTGATCTAAATAAGTAATTACTACGTCCACATCAGCAGAATCACCTGTAATACCCGAAAGTACATCTGTCGCTTCCAGAGTCAATCTTGTAGTATGCTCAAAGGTTGCATTAGCTGCTAATGCTTGTGCTTTATAAATATAAAAATCATTAGCACCAGCATCGTCCCTCACATAAAGATCAAACGTTTCAGCTGCCGCTGCAGTTTCACATAACGATATGTTAAGTACCGTATAAGTGTGTCCTGCCGCAACTGTAAGTAGATCTGCTTCAGCATTCGAAAGCGTTGCATGTAGTTTTACTTTCATTACTTCACTTGCCATATTTTTCTCCTATTGTTAAAATCCTAATATCATTGCTTTACCAGTAGTACTAATCGTAGGGTTCATACTGGATGTTAATTGTATCACACCTGAGCCTTTTGCAGCAAGAGTTATTCCAATATTAGTAGAGCCGCCAGTGGCCGTAAAACTTGGGTCAGCTAATGCAGCTGCATTGGCATAAGTTAATTGATTAACCGCTGAACCTGTTGCTGTCAATAAAAATAATTCATTTCCCCCTGTATCTAAAATTGAAGTTCCAATTTTTGGAGCGGTTAAAGTTTTGTTTGTTAAAGTTTGTGTGCCTGTAAGGGTTACATCTCCCATAGACACTGCATCAAGATCAGGATTTGTAGCGTCATTAGCAGTTGCGTAAACTATTTTTGTATCACCTGCGGTAAAAGTAACACTGTTTCCTGAACCAGATACATATTTAAAAACTACATCATCGTCGCATGAATTTTTAATTATATAAAAAGTTTGAACGTCTAAAGGAATAGTAACATTTCTACTTGCTGAAAGGGATCCTGTAAATTCTAAAACTCTGTGTGCAAGAGTTGCACCCGTAGTTCCGTCATTAACAGATAGATCTGTATCCGCTCCATCTGTTACGGCTTGTTGTGTAAAACCACCCGAAATTTGTTCTATGATATTCCAGTTAGTATTAGTTAGAGTTCCCCATGTACCGGCCTTTTCGCCAGTTTCCATTAATTGAACCCCTAAACCTGTATAAGTTGATGGCATAATTTTTTAGTTCTCCTAAGCTGCTTCCGTATCTACGTCTGTATACGATGTATTTGATCCAGTTGCAACATTACTATAAGATGAATTTGACCCCGTGTCAACATCTTCAAAGTGCTGAACTCCTATATTTCCTGCAGAAATTGTTGCCGAAATTCCTGTTAGTTCTACGTTTGTATAAGTAGAAATAGTAAGACTTCCTATACCTGAAGTCGCTGAAACTCCGGTTAATGGAACCCCTATTCCTGTTACAACGGATCCCAGTGAAGACGTCGCTGAAACTCCGGTCGGTTGAACCAAAGGATTTGTTGTAATGTCAGGAGCGCCTATGCCTGAAGTAGCAGAAATCCCCGTGAGTGTCGTTGTATTATCTGATCTTCCAACTGGAGTCCCTACAGCACTTGTCGCTGAGATTCCTGTAAGTCCCATCACATCAGCTGGCGTAATGGTTCCAATAGAAGAAGCTAATGAAATTCCTGTTAAGGTTACTGTACAATCAG